CCGATCCGGGCTGCATCACCCGGCCGTCGGCCATCAGGATGAGCGGCTCGATGGTGGAGGCGTGCTGCTCGTGCAGCGTCACGTCCTTCTCCCACACGTTGGCCGAGGCGTGCCGGTCGGCGGGGAGCGGCCCGGTGCGGGCGGCCGGCCCCACGGCCACGTAGAACTGCACGTCGCGCACGTTCTGCAGGCCGTCGGTCACGGTGACGGCCAGCGTGCCCGTCATGCCGTCGGCGCTCTCGGTGGGCACGATGCGGTAGCTGGCCTGCGCCGGCGTGCTCTCGCCCGAGACGCGCACCTCTCTCCGCAGCCAGTCGCGATACGCCCCCGCCGCCCGCCCGCGCGTGGTCAGCGTGGTGCGCTGCTGCTCGCGCGAGACGTGGTGCTTGTACGAGACCACCGCGCCGACCTGGTCCTCGTCGTAGTGGTCGCCGTTGGCGGTGAAGGTGTAGTAGTCGCCCAGCTCCACGGGCCAGAACAGGTGCATCTCCACCTCCTGCTCGGCCCTGGGGTCGGCCAGGTCGAGCAGGATGGACTGCGCCATGGTGGTGGCCTCGGCGCCGGTGTCGATGGCGCTGGTTTCGGTGTCCTCCTGCACCTCCATGAAGCGGCGGCCGTACTTGGCCATGCTGTCGCTGTCCCACACGTCCACCGTGGAAACCTGCCCGTTGAGCGCGCCGCCGCTCCTGTCCACGTACTTGACGCGCACGTAGTTGCGGATGCCCGCGCGGCTCAGCCGGAGCTGCGTGACGTCCAGGTAGCGCGCCGGCGTGAAGGTCCAGTCGGCCGGGTGGGTGGCGTCGACCACGCGGGCGCGGTCGGGCCCGAACAGCTTGAGCTGGAACGCCGAGGCGGCCGGGTTCCACCGGTAGCGCACGTCCCAGCCGAACTGCTGCGCCAGGGCGCGCAGCGCGTCCAGCACCGAGGTCTTCTCCTGCTTGTAGGCCCCCACGTTCCACCCCGGGCCCGGGGGCGGCACCCACAGGGTGAGGGCTCCCGCCCCCAGGTTGTCGTCCAGGATCTTCTGCATCACCGTCTGCACCGGCACCGCGGTGGCGCCGGCCACCAGGTCCGAGGGCTGGTAGGTGCGCTCCTGCTCGATGAAGGTGTCGAGCAGCCGCCCCCCCAGGTCGCGCGCCACCAGCGACACGCGCGACTCGCCCTTGCCCCAGTCCACCTCGTCCACGTCGCCGTGGAAGACGAGCTGCCAGTCGGCCGCCAGCGGATCGGTCCCGACGGCGGTGGTGGCCACCTCCACCTTGATCTCGCGGCCCATGTCGAGCAGGGGGCTGAACACCCCCTGCGCGTCCTGGTTGAGCACCGAGCCCTTCTTGAGCGGGGCCAGGCTCTGCGTGCCGTAGCCGCGCCACAGCACCACCGTGCACTGGCTCACCGCCTGGTCCAGCGTGTCGTCCCAGCTCACGTCCATCAGCCAGTCCGCCCCGGCCAGGGTGGACAGGTCGCGGAAGGTGCCCAGGGCGTCCTTGACCCACACGCGGGCGCTCACGCGGTACGAAGCCGCGTTGAGCTGCGCCGCCTGGGCCGTGGTCACGGTGCGCACGCTACACCTCGTGGAGGATGAACTCGACGGCCCGCCGCGGCACCCCGCTGGGGGCGGGGCTGAAGACCACCGAGGTGATCTCGCCGTCGCAGCTCACGGTGCCGCCCAGCAGGTCGCCGCTGCACGCGATGGGCGGCGCGGCCGTGGTGAGCGTCGTGGTGAGCTGGGTGGTCTCGGCCAGCGTCATGGGCGTCGTCTTCACCTTCCAGCGCCGCTTGGTGGCGCGGCGCACGGAGCGCATGGTCCCGTCGAAGGCGCGCGCCCGGTCGCCGATGAGCTCCACCTCCATCGACGCGCCGTCCACCGCCACGGGGACCGTCTGTCCGTTCACGATCAGGAATGCCATCGGTTCCCCCTCAGGTCAGGGCCGGCGTGAGCAGCGAGCCGTTGGAGCGGTTGTTCTCGCGCTCCATCACCCGCTTCAGCTTCTTCCAGATCTCCTCCGGGTTGTTGGAGACGATCTGCACGTTCTGGATGGTGATGTGCTTCGACTTCTTGCCCGCCGCCGCCGTGGCTGCCGAGCCGGCCGACGAGGACTCGTCGCCGGTGTCGGAGTCGCCCTCGTCGGAGGAGGAGTCCGCCGCGCCCGGGAGCGTGGCCTGGCCCGGCGCCGCGGCCTGGAAGCGCTCCAGCGCCACCTTGAAGCCCTCGGGGGCGTTGGTGAGCTGCTCGTTCAGCTTCTCCACCTTGTCGGCAGTGTCGCCGAACTTGAGCTTCTCGATCTCCTTGCGGCCCTTCTTCATCTCGTTGGCGCTCTCCAGCATCCCCTTGCCCATGTCCTGGATGCCCTCGCCCGCCTTCTTGATCTTCTTGCCGAGGCCGCCCAGGCCGGGAATCTTGCCGATCAGCTTGCCGATGCCCGCGATGACGCCGCCGATGAACTTGGCCAGCCCGCCGACGACGGTGAAGAAGATCTGCGCGACGTAGGTGGCCGCGATCGCCACCATCTTGAAGATCGGGAAGATGGCCTTCAGGATCGGCGCGAGCCCCGCCCCGATCAGCTTGCCCACGATGCGCAGCGGCTCCTTGAGCGCGTCGAGCAGCGGCGCGATGCCCTCCATCACGCCCTCGAAGACGCTGGCGAGCATGCCCATCGGCGTGAACGTCTGCATGATCCCGCCGAGCTTGTCCTTGGCCTCCGCCCCGGCGCTCGCCAGGAACCCGCGGGCGGAGCCCACCGCGTCCTTCAGCGTGGCGACGATCCCGGTCGGCTTCGCAGGCGTGGTGTTCGTCTGCTCCTGCGACTGCCCGCTCCTCGCGAGCTGGGCATCGATACGGCTGTGGTCGATCTGGGACCCTGCGCCGATCGTTTCTTCGCGCAGCACGGGCGCGGCGGCGGTCTGGAGCGAGGCCGACAGCGTGGCCGCCCTCGCGCCGAGCGGGTCCTTGGGGTCGGAGTGGAGCGCCTTGAACGCGTCCACCTCCCGCTGCATGTTCCACAGCCGGACCAGGTAGCTCCCCGTTGGATTGCCCTTCCGCTGGTCGGCTTGGAGGTTGGCGAGCAGCGACCTGCCCTGGGTTTCCAGCTCCCGGAAGGGATCCAGCGCGGCGCTGAGCGACTGCACGGCCCGGCGCTGCGTAGGCATGTGGGTGTGCGACATGCCCATGCGCATGTACGCGGGGCCGCTCGTCGTGCCAACCGTGCCACCCGTGGCTGCCGCGCCTCCGGCCGACGGGCTGCCTGCATCGGCCGCGGCCGGAGCCGACGAGACGGGGATGCGAAGGATGCGCGCGCTGTAGATGTCGTCGTCGGTGAACGCCGGGGGTCCGGTCGGGGTGTCGTGCGCGCGCACGTAGGCCTCGGCCTGGAGCACCGCCTGGTAGTCGCCGATCTTCTCGTTGGTGTCTCCCGGCGACCACCAGATCATCCCCTGCGCCATCTCCAGCTCGCGCCAGCGCCGCTGCCCGAGCTCGACCCACGCCTGGCCGTCCATGCCCGGCGTGCGCTCCATGTGGCTATAGTTCCACTGGGCTCTCTGGAGCTGCTCCTCCATGGCGTGGCGGTGCTGCAGCTCGTTGCGTAGCTCCCGCTCCTTCTGGATCAGGTCGAGGATCGGAAGGAAGCGGTAGTCGTCGTGGCGCTGCTGCGTGGCGTGGTCCTCGTACGTGCGGTACGCCCCGTGGACCGCTCCGGCCCCCGTCGCGATGCCCGTCACCACCGCGCCGTCCTCGGGATCCATCCGTTTGGTGACCACCGAAGCGGCGCCCGCCGCGGCGGTGGCGTCCTGCTTCATGTTGTCGTAGTAGTCACGGACCGGGTGGCGCTCCTCGATGGGCTTGAGCCACTCGGGCGTGTTGTCGGCGCCCGCACCCGGGCCGGAGCCCGCTCCCGGCGCGCCTCCTCCCACGTACGACGGCACGGCGATGACGGCGCCGTTCATCTTGCCGACCACGTCGGCGACGGTGTGCTGGAAGCCCACCGCCGCGTCGGCCAGGTCGAAGAAGCTGGCATAGGCGCGGTCGAAGGCCGGGAGCAGCCCCTGGTCGATCCCCGTCTGAAGGGCTCCCGCCTCGGTCTCGAGGCTGGAGAGTGACTGCGTGAGCATGGTGATGCCCTGCATTCCCGTCAGCGCGGACTCCAGCCCCGCCACGTTCGTCTGCAGCGCCCCGAGCGCCGTCGTCAGCGCCGCGACGGGAGCCTGCACCTGGGTCGCGGTGGCGCCCAGCAGCACGAACGCGCCGCCCAGCTCCATCAGCGGCCGCTGCGCCGCGTTGACCGCCAGGGTCATCTCGGTGACGCGGTGCACCATCCCGATCGCGGAGAGGTTGAATTGGTTGGCGACCGCCATCAGCGTCCGTGCGTTGCTGCTCCCTCCCGAGCCGCCGGACGCGTCGTTAGTTGCAATCACTGGCTTACCTCCCGGATTGAGCCATGAAGGTCCGCCGTTTCGGGCGGGGTGGGCGCCTCCGGGCCGCGGCGGGCCCGGAGACGAGAGGAGGCGGCGTCACCGCCGCCTCCCCGAACGGCGGTCCGCGTCGCGGTACGCCGCTTCCTCCTCCTCGTTGCGGAGCCTGAACACCGCCGCCCACTCGGTGATCTCCTCCGAAGAGACGCGGTCCAGAAGCTCCGCCACGGTGCACCCCAGGCGCTCGGCCAGCTCGAAGTAGAACCGGCGCTCGGGGTGCGCCCTCAGTTTTTTGCGGCCTGCTCGGTCGCGTCGGCCGACAGCCCCGACACCCGCATGGCCGCCTGCGCCAGCCGCTCCAGCGCCGAGCCGCTCTTGCCGTTCAGCGCGTCGCGGTCGGCCTCGGTGAAGACCGCCTCGCCGCTGTCGGGGTCGAACGTGCTGGCGATGGCCAGCTCGGGGTACAGCCGCTCGAAGTCGACCGTGCCCGAGGCGTCAAACCCCGAGCGCATCAGCCGGGCGCGCTGCGTTCCCGTGAGCCCGCGCACCTCCACCTCCACCCCCCACTCGGGGATGGTGACCCGCTCGGAGCGGAGGTCGGCCGCGGACAGGATCTGGTCACGGATCTTAGACGACACTGATCATCCTCCCGTCGAGGTCGGGCGTGCCCTCGAACGACACGCTGGTCTCCACCAGGCCGTCCATGGCGGCCTTCATCTCGGTCTTGCTCACCAGCGCCCAGCAGCGAAGGTCGGGCACGGCCGCCGAGGAGTCGGCGTAGAGGTCGAGCACCACCACCGTCTCGGCGGTGAGCGCGTTCTCGAAGTACCGGTCGGTGCTCGTCCACTGGCCGATGCTTCCCGTCACGTCCTTCAGCGTCTGGTCGCGCTTGACGTAGGTGTCGCCCAGGCGGCTGCTGTCTTGGTTCTTGGCCGTCATGGTGTAGCCGTACTCCTTGGCCTCGGCCACCACCGACATGGGCAGGTACGACCCGGTGACCTGCACGCTGGCTCCCGCCGGCAGCCCCAGGAAGGTGAACTGCCCCGTGAGCCGGTTCACGAAGCTGGGCGTGGTCGCCGTGAAGGTCACGTTGTCGGTGGTGTAGCGCGCCGTGAGCGTGGCGGTGCGGTCCAGCACCCGCTTCGCGGCGTTCGTGATCTGGAAGACTCCGCCACCCTGGTCGGTGGTGGGCTCGTTGGTGATGGCGACGGCCGCGCCGGCCACCCTCACCTGGGCCTTGCGCCCCGCGATAGCCATGGCGCCCCCCTCAGACGACCGTGATGGCGCCCACGCCCTCGAGCTCCATCGACAGCTCCGTCAGGCCGTTCGCGCTGGTCTTCAGGTCGTACTTGCTGACCTTGACCTCCTGCTGGAACCCGTTGGTGCCGTTGGGCAGGAACTGCACGAAGAGCTGCGTGTCGTTGAGCCACGCGTTGCGGATGGCGATCTGGCCCGTGGTGTCGGCCGAGTTGTAGAAGCCGCTCAGCGAGAACGAGCCGTCCTTGAGCCCCTGGAGGCGGCGCACCCACGCCGCGTCGAAGGTGCTGGCGTCCACGTTGGTGCCCGACTGGCTGAAGGTGGCGTCCTTGAGCTCGGCGACGCGGCTGAAGGTGCCGTTCGAGGTGGTCCCCACCTTGACCGCGAGGGTCTTTCCGGCAATGGCCATGGTTCTGTCTCCTTACGGGATTGGGATTGGGAGAGGTGCCGGGCCGCTAGGCCTGCAGCACCGCGTCGAGGCGCGCGAAGCCGCGCCATGCGGACCCGTCGGGGTCCATCGAGGTCTTCTCGAGCGAGACCGACTTCTGGACCACGGTGAAGCCCACCACGCCGAAGTTCTGGTCGTCCAGCGTTCCCTTCACGAGCGCGTAGATGTCGAGCAGCTCCGAGTCGGTGAGGGCGGCCGACGCCATCTCGATCACGATCGAGCATTGCACGCCGTGCTTGCTCAGCGTCTCCAGCGGCTTCTCGCTCTTTTCGCCCCACCGCACGAAGGGCGGGGTCAGGTCCGGCGGAAATCCGAAGACGCTGATCCCGGGGACCATGTCCTCGATGTTGGCGGCCTGCAGCTCGTCGTGGACGGCGTTGGACAGGGGCCCGATGGCCGTGGTGCTCACTGCGCCTCCGTGGGATGTGGGTGGACGTGCTTCACCGGATTCGGGGGAGCGCCGCCCCGCCGCCCGGCCGCGGCGGTGCGGTTTTCCGTCGTGGGCCGCGAGGCCCCTCGAAAGGCGGGGACGCAGAAAGGCCCCGCCACGGGCGCTTTGCCGTGCGGGGCCTCTACCGGCCGATGTCTGGTGCTTCTTACTTTCGGCTTCTGTTCGGAATGTATCCGGAACCGGGTGCCGTGTCAAGGGGCTGTTTTACGCACCTGCGAAAAATCCTCCACACCTCCCACGCTCACGCCGCGTCGGCCGCGAGCACGGGACCAAGCATCAGCAGAACGCGGGGCGGGAGCTTGAAGTCGCCGCCCAGCTCGTCCATGCGCAGGGGCTGCGCGTCGAGCGTGGTGGTGGCCTGCAGCAGCGAGGCCACCTCGCGCCCGAACGCCGCGGCGTCGCTCAGGCGCACGTGGCCGGGCAGGGCGTTTCCGTCGGCGTCCAGCGCCGGCACCGGCTCGCCGGCGGCGTCGCGCTCGGTGTAGCGCTCCACCAGCTGCTGGCGCACCTGCGAGATGTCCTGCGCCGCGGCCTGGAGCGCGCGGGCCATGCGCACCACCTTCAGGCTGGCCGTGGCGGGCAGGCTCACCTCGGCCAGCTCGCGCACGGCGGCCGAGGCGTCGAGCACCTCGGCGTTGGTCATCACTACCTTCTCCATCGCTCCGCTCTCCGGTTCCGTTCATGGGGCAAGGAGCGGCGGGGCCGGGGCGGCCCCGCCGCGGGATGGTCACGCGCTGGTGATCGCCTTCCAGGCGCCGCCCTCGCGCAGGTTCAGCTTGGACGTGGTGGTGTTGTACACGATCAGCCCGTCGGGCGGCGAGGCGATCGCGTCTCGCTGCGTGGTCGTCATGCGCGGCGGCAGGAAGCCGCGCGTGGTGCTGTCGACCTGGAGCGCCGCCGCGGCGTTGATGGCGCTTCCCGAGGCGTAGGCCTGCGCCGCGCCCACGTGCAGCCGTCCCCACAGCGCCAGCGCCCCTCCGGCGGTGGAGCGGTACAGCCCCGTGTCGGCCGCCGCCGCGCCCGCGCCCCACTCCATGCTGCCGGCGTAGTTGACCGCCAGGCGCTGGGTGGCGTCGCCCAGCTTGCGCGCCGCCACCACGGGCACCGAGTAGTCCGACTGCTCGAACATGTTGGTGCTCTCGTACACGTTGTAGTCGGTGAGCCGGGCCAGCTCGTCGGTGTCGTAGATCGCCTTTCCCGATCCCACCTTGAGCATGTACGCGCTCAGGTTCTGCACGTACGTGGGCCCCATGATGCTGAGCCCGGCGGTGGTCCACGATCCCGCCGCCGTGGGCAGCGCGGCCGTGCTCGAGAGCGAGCCGCCCAGCTGAGAGAGCAGGGCGCCCGTGTGGTCGATCTTGCTCCACGAGATCGCCGCGTCGGACGCCAGGTGCGCGTCGTAGATCTGCGCGAACTGCGGCCGCGCCCCGCCGCCCACCAGCACGGTGTTGTCGTACGACGGCGTCCACGAGGCCGTGGGCGTCAGGCCGAGGCCCCCGTCGGTGCCCGACACTAGCACGCCGCCGCCATACGGGAACACCGCCGGCACGAGGTTGCCCGGGTCGAGCGCCGCCTGCCCCGCGGTGGCCAGGTCCGCGAAGGTGGGCACGTCGGTGATGCCCGACTCGGCCCGCGTGGTGGGATGCGCCACCTTGCTCCAGTCGAGCGTGCCCGTGGCGTTCCCCAGGTTCAGCAGCGCCGCCGCGTGGTAGCCGTCCACCTTGTCGGCGTCCAGGTTCTCGCACGTCATGGAGTTGGGCAGCGCGCGGATGGGCGGATGGTAGCTGGGCGCGTACGCGCCGATCGTGTCGTGGAAGTACGCGGCGCCGCAGTTCAGGTCCTGCTGGATCTCGACCGTTTCGAAGACCGAGTTGCCCAACGACACGCTGAAGTTGCCCTCCACGTTCAGCTCGGTCAGCGTGCCCAGCCCCGTCACCCCCGCGTAGGCGCCCGAGACCCGGTCGGCCGCCAGCGTGCCCGTGGCGTTGCCCAGGTCGAGCAGCGCCGCCGCGTGCATTCCGTCCACGGTGTCGGCATCGAGGTTCACGCAGAGCGGCGCGCCGTCGGGGATGTTGTTGAGCGGCGAGTACGGGCCGATCAGGTGGCTGAAGTTGATGCCCGGCACGCTGGGAAGGAGCTGCCCGTTCACCTGCAGCACCGTGGCGGTCAGCCCGTTCACCGTCAGGTAGTCCACCGTCTGCGAAAAGTCGATCTTGCTGGGCGAGATGGCCGCGTTCTCGGCCACGCTGGCGTCCTGGATGGCGCCCCAGCGCAGCTTGCCCTGGGTGGTGGGCGATGCGATGAGCACCTGAGCGTCCGCGCCCGGCGCGAGCCAC